CGATTCGATGATCATTGGCACGCCTAGTATGCGGTTGCGACACCAGATTATTGCTAATATTCCTTCCAAGGACGCGATGTATGGTTCTGAGGTGCGCGAGCTGTTTACGACGTTGCCTGGCTGGCAGCTTGTAGGCTGCGATAGTTCAGGGAACCAAGCTCGTGGCTTGGCCCATTACCTGAACAATGCCGAATTCACGAAGCAGCTGCTGGAAGGCGATGTGCACCAGCACAATGCAAATATCCTGACAGCTGTGTTGAAGCGAATGGGCATCGACCACGAGGTGCCAAGAGGCGTGGCCAAACGAATCCTGTACGCTTTTCTGTTTGGAGCTTCTGGCTCGAAACTCTGGTCGTACATATTCAATGTCAATAACTCGGTCATGGGCAACAAGCTCAAAGAAGGCTTCACTGCTGCAGTGCCGGGGTTCAAAGCATTGATGGAGAGGCTCGAGGCTGTATTTGGTTCAACAAAGAAGTTTGGTTGGGGCTACATATATTCGATTGCAGGCAACCGTATCTACGTGGATAGCTTTCATAAGCTACTGGTCTATCTGCTGCAGTCTTGTGAAAAGGCCACCTGTTCAGCAGCACTGGCCGTGACAATGGAAGAGCTAGATAAAGCAAATATTCCCTATGTTCCTCTCATATATTACCATGATGAGATTGACTTCATGGTGCCAGAAGAGTATGCAGAGAGAGCTGCAGGGATTGGCAAACTGGCGTTCAAAGAAGCGCCGAAGCAGTATGGCATCACTATTATGGACGGTGAGGCAAAGATTGGCAACAATTGGTTGGAGATACATTGATGCAAGCTATTTATATGCGCGAGCAAATCCTTGTCAATACTGATCCGCAACGACGTTGCTACAACGGTTGCAACTACAGTGAGGAACTCGTTTGGACACCCTGGGAGAAGTTGGAGAGTGAGCGCTTTCTGGAACAAAGTGATGACCCTAATAGGATGGAAACACGTCTTTCGTTCTGGAAGACGCTGAATCCCAAAACAAGCCGTCAGTATAAGTTGGACGAAGAATGAAAAACGCAGATGATTTCTACATGGGTGTGGCGCTCGCCGCTGCACGTCAATCCTACGCCCTGAAGCGGCAAGTTGGTGTTGTCGCAGTCAAAGGACCAAGCATCCTTGACTTCTCGTACAACGGCACTCTGCCAGGTGCGGACAACACTTGCGAGCGTGAGCTGCCGGATGGTCGGCTTGAGACACTGCCAGGCGTGCTGCACGCGGAAGAGCACCTATTGATCAAGCTGGCTCGCCGCCACGGTGGCGCTGCCGGTGCAACTTTCTACTGCACACTGTCTCCGTGCGAGCAATGTGCCAGGATGATGGCCGCTGCAGGCATTGCAGAGCTTGTTTATATGGAGGAGCACAAGACGGCGGGGCTGGATTTGCTTGAGTCGTACCTTGTGCCGACAAGACAGTATGTACCTAGTGAAAGTGGCATTTGAGCAGGATGGCGTTTGGTCGAAGCCATATCATTACTTCTGCAAGGCCCCTTGCTCCGGCGATGTGGTTGTCCATGCAAGGAATTACCTTGCCGTGGCAAGAGTTGTAAGTTGTGTTGCCCATGATGGGTCTTTTGATAATTTGAAAGAAGTGTATGGACCAGTATCATATGAGTACTACCTCAGAGCTCGAGATGTATCTTCTGGCGTGCCTGCAGGAAGAACTGTCGGAGCAGATTCAGGAAGTGGGGAAGATTCGCAGGTTCGGAGCGACAAACGTGTGCCCGGTGACCCACAAAAAGAACATTTTAAAGATGCAGGAAGAGGCAGCGGACACAGCAGCGATAGCCTTCCTGCTCAACAAACTGACACCGGGCGAGCCGTACCCGTGCCACGATTTTGATCCTGGTAGAATGGCCGAGAAGATTAAACGCACGCAGCGTTATGCCAAGATTTCTGTCGAGCAGAGGCGTCTCTCAGAAGCTGCATATCTACATCTGAAGGAGATCATTTATCGTGCAGCTTATAGTTGATGGCGACAGCCTGTTCTTTGACGCCTACTCTGTCCCTGAAAAGGTCAAAACTGGATTCGGGCGTATCCAGATGGTTGGCCAGAGTGTGGTGCCCACTGAGATTACGCCTGAGATACTGGCCAAGGGCTTGGCCCGTGTCAAGCGCCGAATAGAGGACATGCGTTCCAAACTCTTTGGTGCTGAGATGCGTATTGCAGTTCGCGGTGATGGCAACTTTCGGTACGACATTTACCCTGAATACAAGTCGAACCGAAAGAACGCCACCACTCTGCTCAAAGACTTGGCCCACGAGACAATCAACCTTGCTCTGGACGAGGGCTGGGTCATACCTGCGCACGGCATGGAGGCCGATGATCTCTGCAACATCTGGTGCAATGAGCTGGGTGTGGGCAACTACGTGCTGGCACACATTGACAAAGATCTGAACAACATTCCAGGCAAACATTTCAACTATCGCCAGTTTGTCATGTATGACATCGATGAGACTACGGCGATGCGTAACTACTACACACAAATCCTCGTCGGAGACCCAACAGATAGCATCCCTGGGGCTCGATTGATTGGACCAGTAAAAGCAGCCAAACGTTTGATACTCTGTAAGACCGAAGAGGATTTGCAAGAAGGTGTGGTCATGGGCTACCTAGACGCGCACCCCGACGATTGGTACGAGAAGCTGACCTTGAACGGTAGCTTGATTCACCTTCTGCGCCATCCGACTGACAAGTTCAGTTGTGATGATTGGTCAATCGTACAGGCTTTGAGATGAACAATGGACACTGGAATTTCGAAACGCAAATGCAGCCGGTCGGCAATGCAGGCTTTGTGTATGCAATCTATGACACCGTCATGGGGATTGGCTACATAGGCAGGAAGAATTACTACTCTTCTTCAAATGGTCGTCGAATGGAATCGCTCTGGCGGCACTATAAGTCGTCCTCGAACAACCTTAAGCTGCTCTTCGAGCATCGCCCCAAGGAAGAGTTCGAATTCTACTGCTTAGAGGAGTACAAAACTCTTGGAGATCTCGCGTATGCAGAATCGTGGTCCATAATCCAAGCCAAGTGTTTGGAAAATGAACTTTGGTATAACAGAGGTGTAGAGTCTGTTGGTTGGAAGGTGAAACGCCCACCGACACCACGACACCATAAACGTCTGGAGATGATCTGCCAGAAAGTCTATGGGTAAGATTGTACGACCCAATCAGCCCTGTTTATCCTGCAACAGCAGTGATGCGATGCAGGTGTATGAGGACGGGGCTAAGTGCTTTTCATGTGGGAAGCTGTTTACGAAGGCGCAGGTAGAGAGCTCCTATGTCCCCAGGCCTGTGCCGAAGTATACGCCAGGCCCGATTGCACCGAGGTTCACGACAGAGCAAATCGCTAGGCTGCCGATACATGGTTTCCAAAACAGAGACATCACACGGCAGGTTTGCGAGTTCTATGGCGTGCGCTGTATGCGGACAGAAGGTGGTGAGATCACGCACCACTTCTACCCGTATGACAAAGGTGCAGTTTACAAGATACGGACATGTGAGCCGAAATCCTTCCAGTGGCTCGGAGGCCACACCACTTCTCTGTTTGGCATGGAGAAGTTTGAGCGAGGTGGCAGGCGCCTGATTATTGTAGAAGGTGAGGCCGATGCACTGGCAATGCAGCAGGCGAATATCGATTATAACAATAAATTTTACCCTGCGGTTGCCGTGCCGTCTGCCTCCGATCTGAAGTGTCTGGTCGATCACCGAGAGTGGATCCGTAGTTTCAAAGAAGTCGTCATCTGTTTCGACAATGACACGCAAGGGCAAGAGGGTCTGAAGAAAGCCCTGAAGATTATCGGATATGACAAGTGTCGGGTCATGGACATCGCGGAGAAAGATGTCAATGATCAGCTTATTAAGCACGGTGGCAAGTCCCTGGTTGCCGCCATGTTTAATGCGCAAGAGCGCAGCCCAGCAGGTGTTGTTTCAAGCGAAGCCATCCGTGAGGCAATCAAGCTGCGTGCAACGACGCCGCACCATCCCTACTCTGCTTGTCTGAGCACGCTAAACGACAAGATAAAAGGCAAGCGTGGTGGGGAGATTGTACTGTTCGTTTCTGGTACAGGCTGCGGTAAATCCACAATGTTCCGAGAGGAGATTCTCAATGTCTTAAACACAACGCGTGACAAAGTTGGTATTGTTTCTTTGGAAGAGTCCGTTGGCGAGACTGGGCAGAAGCTGGCAGCAATGAATATGAATCGAAATCCGTCAGAGGATTTGGACACAGAAGAGTTGCTATCGAGCTTCGACAAGCTATTCGTCAAAGATGAAAACGGCGAAGACCGTATTCTTGTGCTGGACCATCAAGGGGCAATCACCGACAGTACAATTATGGATCAGCTCGAATACATGTGCCTGAAAGGTTGCAAGTATTTATTTATCGACCACATCACCATCATGGTGTCAGAGGGTGTCGAGGGGCTGACTGGCAACGAAGCACAAGACAAGGTCATGAACGACCTACTGCGTCTTGTAAAGCGATATCCGGATGTTTGGATTGGCCTCATCTCGCATCTACGAAAGGCACCCCTGGGTGGCAAGTCGTTTGAAGCAGGTAGAATGCCGAGCATTGATGACATCCGTGGATCTGGCTCTATCAAGCAGATCTCTTTCGATATTATAGCATTCTCACGGGACACGCAGGCTGAGTCTGTAGAATCCCGGAACCACGTTGATTTCGCCGTACTGAAGTGTCGCTGGAATGGCAATACTGGGCCAGCAGGCGGAGCATACTACGATCACGAGACGGGGCGCATGCGCTCTGACCAAGGATTTACACAAGTCGTAGAGGTAAAAGGTAGTGCTGACTTTTGAAATAACCATTGGAGACAGAACCTTGCCGATTTCGAAGTTCACACTCGGGCTACTCGGGCTCGAAGAAGAGGGGCAATTAGAGCGGGAAGATTACACCCCTCTGTTGCGAGATTTACGCCGACACGGAGCAGGGTTGGTTGCTGACACAATCGAACGCGCCAACCCTCGCTCCATCAAATGGGGACGTGTAGTTGTTTAAACCACTCTTATGCCCGTTGGAAGATCCGCTATCAATGCCGGATTATTTCCAACGG